GTGGCGCCAGTCATTGATGCACTGTGCACGACAAGCGGCGGTGTGGCTCGCGATGGCTGCTCAGTCTATCGTCCAACGCCTCACGCCGCTTCCACCACCCCCACCACCCCATTACGGTCCAGTACCTCCGCCGCCACCCCCTCCTCCGCCTCTTAGGGTACACCCCCTACAACAGGAGTACAATATGGGTCAGATCATCAACCGCAACCTCAACGTCATTCACAAGTCGACAGAAGGCCACGACAGATTGTGCCCGACATTGCGAAACCGCAACAGGGTACCTTTTGAGACGGCTGTAGATCTTTGGATCTGCATGCCCTGTCTACGTGAAGGCCGCCGTACGATATTCTTGCAGCCTAATGCAATCGGCTTAGTGAATGCGCCACGCAATCGGATGCAGCAAGCCGCATTTCGCGAACTGCGGTGCTACGATTGCCAGAGGCGCGACAACCTACGACTCCCAATCGCACAACAACCACCGACATGCGTGCCGGAGGCGATGTGCCATGATGTCGACGCGTGTCTGTTTTGTAGTGACCACATCATGACAGTCAACTCGCATAGGTTGGTTAACGGCGCCTCCGTGATCGACCCATCGACCGTGGGCGGCCGCCTCCTTACCAAGGAGATGGCATGGCGGGACAAGATAATCGCTGATGAGAAGAGTGGCTGGGCGGCGATCGAGATCGACGCCAGTGTGTACAACAGCGACTATCGACGTAGGGCTCAGCATGTAGTGGGAACGCGATTGCAATCCCGCTCCGACGCCGCCAACCAGATCGGCGAAATGCATTCGGCCCTCTCCAGGACTGTTCGTGGGGTCGAACGTTCTGAGATCGCTAAGTACGTCCACGATGCCGTGGTTGTGGTCTCCGAGATACTCCAACGCTCGGAAATCGCGGCTCGTGATATCACCGCACCTCTAGAGTTGCAGCGACAGCTCCGTGAGGTCGATTCGGTGGGATGGCGCGGAACTTTCCGCCGGTTCCGCGTGGCGTACTACCACCCCCGCGCTGGCCCCAAAGCCCGCTCCTGGTTTCCGAGCATCGACCGTGCGAGATGGGCATGGTCGGTGGCGGACATCTAGGGGTGGGGCCAGGCGCCCTTTGAGTTCGAACGAAACCGTAGAGGCCTACTGCGGTGGGACGGACTCAAAGCGGCTCCTCCCGGCTTCACCCCAATAGTCGGGATCAACATCACCAACACTCACTGTCTCGGGCCCTTTCGAGACGATTTCAAATCCATCATCGACAGACGCCATCGAGCCAAAGATATCCCTTTTGTAGCAGCATGCCCGAAGAGTGGTCAAAAGGGGGCGTATGTGGTAGGACCAATCGCCGCACCGCCCCTAGTCATGACCACATGTGCGTGTAATGCTGTTTACGCCGGTGCCAAACGACACTTGGCTGCGCGCCACGACCCAACACCTCTAATGCGCGGCGCGATGCTTCAGGAAGCTCGGAAGATCCGAAAAGGGTTGACCGAGCGGTACTGGCATCACCGCGCTAATATGTCTTGGGACAACTGGATCCACCGGTGGCCAGGCTGGAAACAAAAAGCCATACTGGAAGCTGTATTGCACGAAGACGTCGATGCTCCAGATATTGTTACAGCCATGGTCAAAAGGGAAGTCTTGGTCGGCATGGACTCCGACGGCATACAGTGCTCTCTCAAAACACCAAAGAAAGCCCGGTTGATACACTTCTACCGCTACCTGTCCACACAGGAACGACACGCGCTCCGATACTATTGTTTCCAAAAAGCGGTTTGCGACGTGTTTAACGGGAAACCAAATCCGGACTTGGACGATGATATTCGTGTCACCGTCTCTAGCGCGATGAACCAACATGACAAGGGTCGTTGGTTCGATGATGCGCGCCTTTGGGCCGGGCCCAATGCTTACGTCTTCGAGCGCGACGGCGCTAGTTGGGACGCAACAATGGGCGAGGAGCATATGGATGTCCAATTGGAGGCCATGGGCGAACTCGAGGCAGATTTCCTCGAAACGGTGCAGGCTACTCGGAAGTGCCGAGTCAACTTTCGACACACGGCGGCAAAGCGTGAAGCTCTGGACTTTTTGGGCCGTTTTCGATATGAACTTGATCATACAACGAAGTCCGGACACAACGACACTTCCTCACGCAATAGCCTCATCAATGCGATCATCACACGGGTTGCTCTTCTAAGCCTTGGCGTGCGTGAGGCACGCGTCATCGTAATCGGCGATGACATGTTATGCTTTTTGAAGCATGAAGTGGACCTTCAATCCCTTCTTAAGGCAGAAGAAGACTGTGGCATCAAGCCAACTGGTGCCGCATTCACAGGCGACGCCATTTCCCGAGTTGAATTCGCATCTGATGCATTTGCGCCGAGCACCGAGGGAACTATTGCCATCCCAAAGCTTGGCAAGCTTTTCGCAAAACTCTATGCAACGACGACTTTCGTGAAACCTGCTGAGACAAATGCCTTCGCGCATTCAATAGCAACCGGTCTCCGAGACTTGCTATTGGAAGCGCCGTTGTATGGAGACTTTCTGCGATGTTCACTGGACGAGAGCGGTGCGACCGCGACCCTTCAGTTGAAGCGCTGGGAACGACGAGTCAACTCCCGGGTGTACTATGACGATAGTTTCACCCATTGGCTCGGGGACCGTTACGGTATCACCCCATCCCAGATTGTCGAGCTTTCTGCGTTTTTGCGCAGCTGCCGTGGCCCCGGATTCATGAAGCACCCAATGATCGAAAAGATCATGGCAATCGACACGGCAGATCCCAAAGACCGTTGTTAGGCTCCCCTGTTAGTTGAAACCCCACGAATAGATCTAATACCGCGACCAACGAAGCTAACAGAATGCAACGG